AAATGGCAGGAGTTGCTGTAGCGTTATACAGCGATAATTCGGCTGTATATTTAGCAGTCATAAACGCCGCTTCTTCAGTAGCATTATATATATCAATTTTACTTTTTCTATCAGCCTCAGATAATTTAGGATTTAGCGTAGGGTCAGTTTGATTATCTAAAGTCATTCTTCTTTTTTCAGCAGCAGTAGTTAAACGCGCAGCAGTTATTATTTTTTCTTCAATATCTTTAAATTCCTGCATCGATTCTCCTGTCGGCAACTGTGTTTCAACATACCTATTAGAGGTGACGGAGGTGACTGATTCAGGCGTTACTAAAGATTTTACAGCTAACTCACTATTCGCCTTATCTTTCATTAAACTTAAAATGTTGTCTGATAGATTTGTAACAATCGCAAATGACTTCTGTGTAAATTTATCAAATATATCAGTTGACCCTGATATTATTTTTTCAAGGTCATCCAGCGAAATATCCATCATTTTAGCAAATGCTGATTTTTGAGCAGTTGTTAATTTTGATAGATACTCATTAGTAATGCCTATTGTGCCTGTACTAATATAAGTGTCTAGCATATCTTTAGATACGCCGAATTGTGCGGTTATCGCATCTATAGCTGTAGTTATAGTAGTTACATTACCTTTTAACGTATCAATCTTGACTTCAGGAGTAGCTTGTGCGGCTTGTAATTCCTTAGTTTTTGTATTGACCAGTTCCCGTGCGCTCATTCGGTCGTTCCCATTACGGCTACTGTAATAAGCAGTTGTTGCGTCAGCGACCTCTTTAGTTAGCCCTGCGATAATATCAGCTTTCTTTGGAGCTTTGTCGAAATCAGAAACCGCTTGATTTGCTGTCGAAAGCTCAGCTATTTTTGTTTTATACGATGCTAGTAGATCAGGGTCTTTATTTATTTTAGCAAATGAGGTTTCGATGTTACTAACTAACGCTGCTTGGAACTTATCATAAGTCGGCATCGCTTCTTGTAATTTAGAAGTTCCTAATACTGATTTTTCTGTCGATGCTAATTTTTTTAAATTATCCATCATCACAGTAGATGTAGCATCAGCATTAAGAGGATTGTTCTTAATACTCATCGTATCGAACATATTAGATATAGAATCGTCCATTGTAATACCTAAATTAACCAATTTACGATTAAATGTGTCAGTAGAGGTGGTAGATAATGCTAAAAACGATTCGTTTAAATCAATAACTGTTTTCTGAAAATCGGTGATGAATTTAAAATCCCCAGCACTTGTCGCAATTTCGCTCACATTAGCTGCCAAGGTTTTAGTAGTACCTGTCAATTTAGCGACTGAATCTAAATAACCTTGATATGAGGTTTTAGCCTCAGCAGGTAGTTTAGCCCATGCTTCAATTAGTTTTGGGTCAGCTAAAATCTCAGCTTGTCTTTTAGAATTACTTGTTAAATCTTTATTCAAAACCCCGTATGTTAAAGGGTTCCATGTTTCTAACACTATTTTTGCAGTGTTACTAATTGCACCAGTCAACTTCAAAAATGACTCTTTAGTTTCATTAGCAGTAGAGGCATTGGCTACATTGAAGCCTGCGTTCCAATAACTACGCCCGACATATTTATCACCCTCACCCGCAGTAAACCTACCTGCTACTGCAAAATTCATCTTAGCGTACTCACCAACATCTAAACTATTTGTCGATGATATAGCAGCTTTATCAGCTAATACTGCGTACTTACTTAAAGTTGCATTGATGGATTCATTACTAATCTTCATAATGTTAGAAGCAGAATTGCCTGAAGAATCGGTAGTTGCGTATTTATCCTGAATCAATCTGAAGTTGGTAATCGCTTTCTGTGTTTTCTCTAACTGGGTATTAGTCGCTTCGTAAAACGCATTCATCACAGTTATGAAGTTTTTAAGACCATCGCCCGCTGTGCCAGTTGAATCAAATAACTGTGCAAACGAATCGGATAATGAAATTAAACCCATGCCCGTTGCTTGGAAATAAATATCATTTTTTCTAAACATCGCATGAACAATACCTACTTCAGTAGCTAATCTACCCACAGTTTCGAGCATTCCTTCGCCCATTTTTTGGAATTGACCTAGTAGATTCTTAGCTACTTCTGCCATTCTATCTGCTGTAGCGTTAATCATATTGTTAAAGTAATCTTGCTTATTGTCAGCTTTTGAAGTATCCCATTTTTGAGTACCTAATGAGAAATTTTCAATGTTACCTTTTAATAAATCCATTATCCCCAATTTATCAAATGATTTCAGTAGAGATTCACCAACATAACCAACTACGTCCTGAATAGCAGATAGTATTGTGCTATCTATACCTCCGTATATTTCTACTATTTTTTTAGATGAGCCGAATAATGATTTTTTAACAACTTCGTAGGTTAAAAAAGATTGACCGCTAATTGCGTCAGCGGCTCCTTTTTCAAAAACTTTTCCAAAATCAATAATAAAGCCTTCTGCTAACTTAGTCACAGTTGTTTTACTAAATAACCCGCCTATAAACGGTATTGATGATAGCGTATTAGCAGGTTGAGCTGGGGTTTGTAAAGTAGTCATATTCGTAAATGACCCTGTTGCTTTAGCTATCGTAGTCACAAAACCGCTCAAAGAAACAGCGAGATTTTTAAATGATTCATTCAAGCTCCTCAATTCAGGATATTGTTTAGCATCAATAGCAACTAAAGTGTCTACTATGTTTTTAATCGATTCTGATTTAGCTGTGTTATCACCTAGAACCGTACCTGTTTCTGACGTAGCGGTTAAATTTACATATTCCCCTTCAGAAGACGTTTTTGTGCCACCTGATGTAGCAACAGCTATCCCCACACCTAACGCAGCAACGATAGCAGCCATTGCTGCCATTCGCGGGAACGCTGAGTAAGGGTCGCCCTTGCCTTGATTAAGAACAGCTGCAATACCATCTAACACAATTTGTTTAGCAGTAAGTGCTAAATCAGCTAGTTTCATTGCCATTGAGACGCTGTTAAGTGTCACTTGTAACATATTCAATGCGCGATATGCTCCAGATTCCTCCTCAAACATTTTTTTAGTATGTCCCATTATTTTAGAAGTTCCATCAATTTTGCCAGTAATTGATTTTTGCTCTAATTCATCTTTTTTCTTATAATGAGATTTAGTAGTCTCCAAAATGTCTTTATTGAAATCTTCAGTGGTCGCCTTACTGTTTTCTAACGAGCTTAACCAATTTTTATACCCTTCATCTGTTTTAGCTACTGATTTTTCATTTTCATTAGTAGACACTAACATTTCATTAAGAGCTGATACAGCTCCGCCTATACTTTCCCCTGTTTTACCAAATGATGATGATAACGAATCAGCTAAACTTTTTAAATTTGTTGATAAATCAGCCATATTTTTATCATCAAAATTCAATTTAACATCTAGTTTTAAACCATCTATATAAGAACGAATTTCTTTTTCAAATCGTTCTTTTTCTTTATCGTCCAATATAACACCGATATTTTTTCTAATATCAGCTTCTTTTTCATCAATCACAGAAATCTTAGACGATATGGTTTCACTTTTTCCTTTAGTAATTCTATCAGTAAACGCAGTGTGTAATTTTTCTAATTCAGATGTAGATTTACCAATAGTCGAGTCTTCAGCTCTCGCATATTGTGTCATACCTCGCGTAGCAGAATTGAGCAGTAACTGTAACTGCAATTTACGTTCTTCTAGTTTAACAATACGTTGATTACGAGCTTCGTTTTGACCTAACTCAACATTCGCTTTAGCTTCTAAATCAATTTGTTTTTGAGTATTAGCTAATTCTTCAGATGCGTAAATACCTTGATATTTGAGTAAATTTCGAGAACCTTGTAAGTCAGGAATAGCTGACATCCCTTTATCTGCTACAAGTGCATTGATTCTACCTGAACGTGCTAACTCAATATCTTTTAGTACATCTTTATTATCGAATTGATGTCTAATTGCAAACAGCTTCATTGTTTCAGCAGTTTCAGCTCGTAAGCCGTCTTGCTTAGTTTTATTGATAGCTTCCTGTGCTGTAAATTCGCTTTTTAATAACCCTAAGTTACGCATTTCAATATCAAAAGTTTTCTTAATAGATATTGCTTTCTCGACATCATCATCACGCAATGCTTTATCATATTGTGCGATTAAACCTTTAAGTTGTGCTTGTTTTTCTAATGCAGCAACGACTTCTTTGCTTTGTGCAGGGTCATGAGAACCAGAGCTGTTCATTTTGCTCACTTCGGACAATCTCGCTCTAGCATAATCAAAGCCTAGACCTTTCGACATACCTCCTTCGCCTTGAGCATACGCAGCAATGGCTTTTTCCATTGAGTTGTACTTAACTGCTAATTTCCCTAATTCACGGGTCATCACATCTACTGTTTCAGGGATATTATATTTATCTTTTAATCCCCAACCTTTTGCAGTAGGGTCGGTAATTTGACCAACTCCGCCAGCCGTGTATTTTTGTCCTGGTGGTGGAATTAACTTCGTATGGATATTCTCCCCTGCGCTTTCATGGTTTATTATTGACGCTACCACATTTGCAGGAAAATTATATTTTTGAGCAGCGGTTTCAATTAAAGGTTTTAAATCGGCTACTTTTTTAGCAACTTTAGTTTCGTCCATCACAAACGACAACTTCACAGGGTTCTTAGCACTCGCTAACTCGATTGCGGAATTAAGTTTAACTGAGCTAGATTCTACCGATTGCATCATTGACGTAATAGTCGTATCTTTTGATTCTCTTGCTTGTGCTAATTTAGATTCGTGTTCTTTTTGTTTTTTAGTTGCTTCTGCTAAATCATACATTGCTACAGCGGCAGCATGGATTTCCTCAGCTTTACCTTTAGGTAACATTTTATCAAGGTTAGTGTAATAGTCTTCTGTACCAGGTGTACCTAACCTTTGTTTTAGTTCAGGTGATAATAAATCATGACCTTTCTCTTTTTTAGTGTATAAGCTATCTAACAAATTATGTTGTATTTTTAATACTTCGTTCGCTTTTATCGTTTCTTGATTTAATTCACTTTCTTTTGTTTTAGCCACATTTAAAGCAAGTTCAGCCGCTTTAGCTACCGATGCGAATTCTTCATCTCTAGTACGAGTACCTTTTTTAGCAGATTCTTCCGCTAAAATTTCTGATTCGGCTTTAGCTTCTCTAAGTGTTTTTAGTGTTTTATTTAAGCTCTCTAGTTCTTTTACCGCCGCATCTCTATTATATCCTAAAACACTAGACACATTAGCCGCGATACTGTTTTGTTCATCGTGCATTTTAATAGAGGCGTTTAGCTCTCTAATACGAGCAACAGTTCTCTGTTCATCGGACTTCTTAGCTTCTTCTTCTTGATTTTTTTGAAACCCATAAGTACCTGCGGTAACAGCTCCGACAGCTAATAATCCTATAGGATTACGAGCGAGTAGTGCTGTGGCAGCAGTAGCTTCACCGACTGCAACTTTAGCTGCTCTAGCGTTTATTGCCATTAGCATCATTGCACCTGCAACCAGTTCAATCCCTGATACGAGTTCAGGTAAATGATTCCCGATAGATTGCATCATAGTGAAAAAATTACCGCTTGCATCAGTGGCAGTATTAAAATTACCCACATATTTGGTGAATGCGTTATCTAGTTCTGTGAACCCTTGTGCGAATGTTTTATGCGACTTAGCGTATTTATCATCTACTTCGCTTTGTGCTTTTAATAAGGCTTTAAACGATGCTTCAGATGACATATTGCCTGAAAGCATCATTTTACGAGTATCTGCAATAGAAAGTCTATGTACTTCTTGGGTCGCAATAGCATCTAATTCGGCTTTAGATGCTCCACGCATCTGTGCTTCGTATAAATTAACTTCTTTTGCCGCTTCCATGTAATGGTCAGCGATTCCTTTCATCACAAGTGGCATACTGTCAAGGATAGACTTGAACTCCTGACCTCTGACGTAGACGCCGCCGAACGCTTGTTCTAACTGAAGTAAACCACCTCTAACTTGATTAGGGCTAGTTCCCATGATAGCAAGTGATTTAGTCACAACATCAATTAACTTCACTGTATCTTCTTGTGAAGCATTCAATGTTTCTGCCGCCCGTGACATTCTCAAATAAACGGAAGTTAAACTTTCAAGAGGAACTCGATTATCTTGAGCTAATTTAAACAATCGTTCTTGCATTTCAGCAGCATGACCTGTTTTTTCTGTAGACATCGCAACTGCATTTTGGAAATGCACCCAACTATCAGCATAGTCCATAATCTGACGACCTGACATCGCCACACCGACCATCATTAAAGTTTGTTGGAGTTTGTTTAAGCTGTTTGAGAGTTCGTTGATGACTGAGGTTTGATTACTAGAACTTGTCGAAGGTGGTAATTCTTGCGAAAGTTGACGTGATGAATCAGCTCGTTGTGTAGCAACATTGAATCCGCTCATTTGACGTTGCGCTACAATGTTTCGTCTTTCTAAGGCTTCGATTTCACGGTTAATTTGATTTACGACTGCGGAACTATTTGAATTGTTTGCGGTAGCTAAACTTACTTGTGCGTCACGGAGAGAATGGAGTGTAGTTATTTCATTGTTTAATGCGGTTGTTACTGATTGAATTGCAGATAGTTGCGTGGTTCTAATCACATTAGCAGCGGCTTGGTAGCTGATTGCTAATTCATCATTGCCTTTTTTCTCAGCCGCATTTCGAGCAGCGAGATAACTTTTATATTTTGCTAAATCCTCAGTAGTATCTATTGACGATGTGATAGCTGTAGTCGATACTGCTTTGGTTCTTTCTTTTGCAGCAGCTAACGCAACCTGTGTCTGACGATTATACTCCTCAGTCATGCGTCTAGTATGAGCTTGTTCTTCAGTATATTGAAGAACTAAATTCTGTCTATGTAACTCTAATTCTATTTTATTACCACTTGTTACCCTCGCTTGCGATTCCATAATGGAGTTTTGTAGCGTATTCATTAACTCAGTTTTACCAGCTAAGGTAGCTGCTTTTAATTCTGAAAAATACTGTTTTACCTCTATCATCGCTTTGGCACTATCTAAATCAAATGAGCCGCCTTTTGATGATGATTGTGATGCAGATTCTTTCTTAATTTTAGCTATTTCAGCAGCTTCCGCTTTCGCATTTGCAATCGCTAATTTAGATGCAGTTTGTGCTTCTAATAAACGAAGTGAGTTTTCAGTCCGTATGGTATCAGTAATCCGTTTCTGCTCTTCTGTCACAGTAGACGTGCCTTGTTTAGCTCCTTCTGCTAAAGCAGCACCGAAGCCTTTTCCTAATTCACCTACTTTAGTTGATAAAGTGTCAATAGCAGTAGTGAGTCCTGAAAAAGAATTTGAATCTACTTGCACAACTAATTTATTATTATTTAATTTGTTAATGAGTGCTTCTACGCCTTCTAGCTGTTTAGTCAACGCATTTGTAGAGGTTTGGTCAAATGAGAATTTAACATTCATTTGCTCAATTCGCTCGACCATTTTAGCTAAATGGTCTACTTTTTCAACGGTTTTGTTTATCTGACTATCGCTATCTCCTGTATCTACTTTGAGTGATAATGATACTGTACCGCCTAATTCGCCACTTGACATAGTTTTGTTCCTTTTATTTGTTAGAAGAAGATTCTTTTTCTGATTGTTTATTGTAATGGTCTAAAAATACTCTATCGAGCATTTTAATAATACGAACCTCAAATGGACTAAATGAAAGTCCGTTCATATCACAATAGGCTTTGATTTCCGAATAGGTTATTGAGCCAATGCTCATTCCGCTAGGGCGTGTAGAATTTAAATTTAAAAAATGTTCCCACAAGTAAATCATGGAAGCTGCAAATTCTATAGGCTCTAGCAGCGGGTCTGATATACCGTGGTTTCGATATAGAGAAGTCAGAGCGTCTCTTAATGTTGAGCCATCTTTTTGCTTTTCAGATAGTTTTAATTCATGTTCTGCGTATTTCACTAAGGAAGCAATATGCTCCTCTAGTTTCATAGAAATGTCATTCGACACATTGATAACTTGTTGGCGAATATACGGGTTAGTTGAACACAGTATAATCGCATTCTCCCTTGTGAATGGTTCAACAATACCTCTCCAACCCACAATTCTACCCGCAGCTGATAGTATTTCTAACTCCAAATCATTAGCGATAGGAATACTCGCGCTATCATGCAAGTCGTTAATTCGTTGAATTTGTGTGAGCTTTGATTTTAATAGACTGCTAACGGCTTTAGCGTGTGCAGATGTCACAGAGATATGCAAGTCGATAGGTCTCCCCGTTATTTCAGATATTACTTCAAATTCGATAGGTGTTTCATCTATAGATTGCATATTATTGATAATTAGACATGGAGTAGGTCTAATTATTATTTCATAAATGAGGGTAAAAGTCAAGTAGTGCGGATAAATAAAAACCTAGCCTATCATTGTGATAAGCTAGGTTCAAATGATATTAAAGAGGTTTAGGTGATAGTTTCTCTACTTCTGAAACATTCCATTTGTAATTGTAACCAGACTTACCAAATCTATTCCAACTGTGATAAAACGAAATTTGCTCACCTTCTAATGTCGGAATCCAATCTTTACCATTAGGTCGAGTTTGTAATCCAAGTCGTTCTAAGACGCGATTCATTTCAGCTCCAGAATAACCGAATTTTCTACCTAATTCAGTTGGTTCTAGCATCAACACATCTGACGGTATATTGTCTTGTGCAGGAGCTAATTTTAATAGAGGTGTAAAATCAACATTGGTTTCTTTGTAAGTTAATTTAACACATTCAATCTGAGCCGAGTGAAGTGGTACTTGAAGTAACTGAGCAAACGCTAAATAACCTTCTGCGTAAGGGAGTGCGTCTTTAGGCGTCATAGCTATCGCAATAGGTTTTTGTGAAATGAGTTTATTTTCGCACTCGATGAAGTAGTTTCGGTAATCATGAGCATTCTTAGTTTTCGCCATCATCGAAATATGCTTTGCGAAATCTAAAGATACTGCGAAATCACGGGTTTCATTACCGTTCAACTCAAGGTTGAACCCCACCCAATCTTTATTTTCTAAGAAAAATTCGTTATTAACTATATTCTTTTCAGACCATTTTGACCAAGCCGCTTTTGCTAAACCTAAGCCAATATAAAGCTCTCTAGCTGAAACTGAATTTACTTCTGAATTATTGATAGTTTGTTGTACTACAGGGATTAAATCTTTCATGAGATGTTCCTTTATGGTGGCGGCTCTCAGAGGGTACAAAATATAAAACCCAACCGCCAGAATAAAGAATTTTTGATATTTATGTTCTAGTGCTGAGACACTATAAAAAGTATTATTTCATACTTTTTATAAAATGTCAAGCACTTTACACATTCTACCACACAAAAGAAAACCTCGTCAACAAAAAGTTTAACGAGGTTCGCTAGTTTTTCTTAGGAGATAAGAAATTACTTTGTGAAGTTAGTCACAACGCCTGATGCCGTCATAATTTGTTCACGGATTACAGGATTAGTTTTCACTAACTCTAATGCGTTTTCAGCGGTAAACGATTCTTCGATACCTGACCAACCGACGATACGTTTAGCTGCCAATTCGTATCCAAATAAAATGTCATCTTCTACTTTTTCAGCAGGGGCATCTTTACCTTTTTTAGCAGCGATTCGAGCTGCTTCACGTTTACCGTTTACTGCTTTAGCAACTAAATCTGCAATCACTTTACTGTGTTCACCGATAATATCAATTTCGATACCTGTCGGTTGACCTGATTGCTCATCAATAATTGCTAATTTAAAAGGGGTGTCACTTGCTTTTTCAATGTTTAAAGAACTTAATGAAATTGCCATGTTGTTTATCTCCAAGAGTTATGTTAGAATTTTATTGCATAATTGCAATACACGCGATAATAACATAGTAGGTATAATTTTGTCAAGCGTTTTATTGAATAATATGTATAAAGTTTATTTGGGAGTTTATGATGAGTGATTTAGAAGAACGAAAACATTGTATTTATATGATTACAAGCCCAAGTGGAAAGTCGTATATTGGTCAAACTTGTAATTATAAAAAGCGTATGCGAGAACACAGTAAGCCATATAGTGGGTGTACTGCGATTAAAGACAGCGTTAATAAATATGGGTGGGAGTCGTTTACACATAGGATTATATTAAGCGATTTGACATTATCGCAAGCTAATAAGTATGAAGAATTTTATATTAAAGAACACAATACTTTAGTTCCAAACGGATATAATTTAAAATTGGGAGGTGATAATCACGCAATGTCGGACGATGTTAAAAGAAAAATAGGTGATAAAAATAGAGGCGTTAAAAGAACTCCTGCTCAAATAGAAGCTAATAGACTGAGAAAATTAGGAGTGTTTAATTCAGATGAAACGAATGCTAAAATATCAAAAGCATTAAAAGGTAAGCCTAAATCCGAGGAGCATAAAGAGAAAACTAGGCAGTCGCATATCGGCATGAAAGCTACTGACGAAGCAAAATTAAACATGAGATTAGCACAGTTAGGTCGAAAAGTATCTGATGACACTAGGGGTAAACTAAAATCCTGTAAACTACAAAAATCTATATCCGCTGAATTACCGCTATACATCAATAACATTAAGCACTTGCCTCCTGACACTGTATTCGATACTTGTGAGCTGGCAACATTATTGAACTTAACAAAAGCTCCGATAGGGCGCAGGATTAGAGCTGGTAAATTTCCAAATTCATATTTTGAACTTCCTAAAGGAGGTAAAAAGTATTTTATTCCGATACAGGACGTTCATAATTATTATAATCACCACATAACAAAAAGCCCTCTTAAGTGAGGGCTTTTCTTTAAACCGTATTAACTTTTAGCTGAAATCTTGAATTTGCAATGTAGTTGGTTCAAAACCAAGAGTTCCGTCACCTAATAACGCAGTGAATGGGACTGTCATAATAAGACCTTTATCGCCGTCATCTTTAGATGCGCCACCTGTTTTAATTCTAGGCATAACCACACTTAAACATTTTGTAGTGTTGTCACCGACTGAGTTAGATGTAAATACAGCGATTAACGATGCTTCTTGTTCTTTGTAGAACACATCTCGCCAAGTTGTATCAACGAAGTAAATTGACAAGTTACCTGAAACCGAAATTTTACCTAAGAAAATATCAGGTGTTTGGTCAGAACCTACTACGTCAGCTTTTGAACCATTGCCATTCACAGTGAAGTCGAAAGATGTGATTAAACCTACTTTTTGAATAGTACCGCCTACTTTGTCGCGCATATAGATTGAACCTACAGCTGCTGAGAAAATAGGGTCAACACCAGAATCTAAAGGAGTTGAAGTAGTGATATTTTCAAGTAATGATTTTTCACCCACAAATGATTGTGAGTAGTCAGTAGGTGTTTTCATACGCTGACCCATGATTGTAAAATCACAAGTCGCAAGACCTGTTGATGGTAACTTAATTGACATCTGAGTAGGTCTACAACCGACGAACAATTCGGAAGCTAACACACCTGAAGCATTAAGCGCACCTGCTGTAGATACGTCTTTATAGTAATGTTCAAATTGGAAAGAGCGTTTAGTATGTCCTGTCAACGGAATATACGATTTTTTACCCAAAACTTCGTAATTAACAATACCTAACGTAGCACCAGTAGTTATATCTGTCCATGCTGCAGGTTTCACTACAGGAATCAATGTTAATACTGCTGTTGTAGCATTTAAAGTAATGTTAAGGATAATTAGCGGGCAATATGTATTATTAGCGTATGTCGCGCCTAAGCCATCAAACCAAACAATATCCCCAGTTCGTAGCTTATCAGATGCCGAGTTAGATAATGTTAAGTCACCTAAACTTTGTAACGTCAAAGTAAAGGCTAATCCAGAAGCCGTATTAGCTACTGTTGTAGCAGCGATGGTAGCACCTGTTGTAATTGCTTTCGATATAGATGTTTTAAAATCTTTACGAAGCACAGCTCCCATTAAATCTTGATATGTATTACCAGACAACTCTCCGTTAATAGACCCTTCGACACTAACACCACCATGTCTAAAATCGGCTAACTGAGCATCGGTACGAATTTCATTAGACGAATAGGTTGCTTTTTTCAAGTCGATATTCGAGGTAACTCGTCGTAACATTCTAACGATTGCTTTCGGACTGTTTTGAACTGATAATGTCGCGCCAGTTGCTGCTGTTAGTGCAGTTGTTAAAGAGTCAGTAAGCGTTACTGTTACAGATACACTTGTCCCCAGTGCAATAGTTACATCTGCGGCAGTATAGTATTTTGTTGCGCTATTACTAAATGTTAATGTAGAACCTTTCGGTAAAATACCCGCCGTCGATACTGTTGGAAACACGATAGTCGTTTCATCACTACCTGCCGCTGTAATTGTGGTTGCGATGCTACCAGTATATGCGAATAATGTAGTAGATGTGGTTGCAATAGTACCTAAATCACTAATACCTGCTGCATTTACAGCTTCAGGAACAAAAATTAGTTGTTTAAAAATACCGTTAGCAATAGATGTCATAGCCATAATATAATTCCTTGTTTCTTAATCGATTAAGTATAAACGTCAACAGTGAAAGAACATCTCACAATGACGACAAATCGGTCTACCTCGTTAGGCATGACGCGAATGTAGGGTGTACGAGTACAAATTAGTCTGAACCCGTTTTTAGTTAAGACCGTGCCTTGAGCAAAAATATGACGAATTGCCTCAGCTTGGGTCATTGCTTGTGTTGTTCCATTACCTAAAGGGTAACGAAGTGTAATTTGAAAAAATCCCTTTTCTCGGTATAATCCCGACGAACCTATTGTGGGGTCATCAGGCTCATTCATAATTAAATTTACAGATTGATACGGAACATTTGTCACAGGAGTGAAGGTTACGTTCTCATATTGGGTGCTTACCTTTGGAGTAAGTGTGTTTAACTGTGTTTCTAGCATCGAGCGAATATCAATCAGGCTCATTTTACTACTCCGCTTTTAGCTTTTGCGATATACGATTCTATGTTTTGAGTAACCTTACCTGCTACCGCATGAGGTTTACTTTGTGCTTGTGGATTGTGAATAGCCGAACCAAATTCAATATCAATAGCATAAGGTGTACTGTTAGTAAAATAGTGTGTGGTAACTAATTTTTTATTAAGATGAATATATTTTTTTAATGTTCTACCTGTAACACAATTTGTATCTTGGAATGAGTTATCTCTAATCACATCATCAAATTCAAATACAGGTTCATCAGTTGTGTACATCCAATTCGCTTTATATGTTCCAGGAGTATAGTCTGTATCAGGTACAACTGTACGCCATTCGTCAGGCTGTCCTACAGGGGAATGAAACATTAAGCCGTCTACTATCTGATTTAACACAGAATCTACCACAACTTTAGCTTGTTTTTGTGTTTGTTCCGTTAGATTAGATAGTAATGCGGCTTTATTGAATTTCATTATGAAATACCTCTCACATTTAATTCATATAGTAAATTAGTTCCCGCAGGATTTGTTTCAGTCACAGTAACAATGTGATAATCTTTTGAATTAACAGTCACAATATCATTTGTAGATATAGAGCTTATCCCTGATGGTTTGATAAGCAATTTTTTATCCCCTTTTAATATCGTCGTACCGTTAATATCTTTTTCACCGTAATCAAACAAAACGCCTGTTGATTGAACAGTCGCTACGGTATTCGTAACTAATCCTGTGTCAGGGTCGTATTCACCATAAGAATTACTCGACAAAGTGATAGATTGCCCGAATTCACCTATAATATCATCTGCAACTAATACTAATTCTGACCAATTCATGTTAGCGTACCACCATTGATGATGTTGATTTTAAATATCGTTTTAATAATGAATCCGCAGCAGGGTAGCTTGCGAATTGTTTAGCAGGTCTACTTTGTGTCGGATAGGTAATTTCTTTTTCGATTTGACCAATCTTTACTCTTGTTGACACACCTTCTTGGTTTAAATTATCTGAAACCAATGCCCCTGTGAATGTTCGAGCTGCATATTCACAAGCTGCTCGCTGAATAGACTTAGGAATAACGACACCGATAATTAACGTAGGGTCTACGGTGTCATAAATAAAGGTATCTAACGCTTCGGTATCATTAACTAATCTAGGAAATGATAATCCTTGTGTCGATAAGTATTGCTTCC